TCTACTCTTTTATTAACTTGTTGACCTACACCCTTGGCTCTTTTCTTAGCCTTAGATACTCTATTAGCCTTATCCTCATCGTTAACAACATCAGGATATAAACCAACAGCTTTTTCAACAACAGATGATTCTAACTGAAATGTTATATCATTGTTTCTAGGGTCAAATGTTCCTCTGTTAAATTGTGATTTTATTTGACCAGGCTCAAAAGCAACTACATGCATTGCTGGACCCATGATAGGGCTAAACATGCCAGTGTATCTTTCTTGTGCATTGTTTAATACTATACCATCAAATCCAGCCGCTTCAATAACTCTTCTGATAAACTCATTACCCATTAGCTTACCATCTTCATTTTCAATATCTTGTACTAAATCAGATTCTTTCATTATCTTCATAAATTCTGACCCAGTCAATGCCATATCTGCCGCTGTTTCAAAAATTAAACCTTGTATTTGGCGCACAATATCTTCATCATATCTATAATTCAAATCAGCGTAAATGTCTGGTATTGCATCCATCATATCTATTACTGGACCAGATTCATCTATTACCTCGCCAGTCTCTTCATCTAATTCATATTCATATTCTAAATATGTATCTGGTGTCATATCACCATCTTTAGAACCTAGTACGAATGGATTCTGTACAGATAAATATACTGGCATAATGTTGCCTTCATTCTCCATAAATCTATCCATCATAAATTGGTCATATTTTTGGTCTTGCCTGGCTGACCTACCATATTTTTCTCCAAAAAAGTCTTGTGCAGATTTTTGACTTTTAATTAGTAAATCTGGACTGCCTTCTGTTGCATAACTACGATTGACATCATTTATATTGCTAGAGAAATAAAATCCACTACCAAAGTCAGATTCGTGCCATGACTCAGCTATATCAAATTGTTGAAAATTTCTTGTTGTACCATGAAACATTCTTAATGGTGCGCCAGTGTCATCATCTCTGGTTATCTTAGATTCTTTAAACCAGTTACGAAATTCTGGTGTGTCTATATTTGTTTGAGGTTCTTTATTGCGAGTGCTATGCCAATTCTGGTAATTGGGGTCATCATCCAACCTATCTAGTAGCTGATAGGATTTTGGGGCTTTGGGATTATTTGTTTTAGGTGGTGGGTTTTGAAATTGTTCCAAATATTCTTCACCATACAAAAATATATCTTCATCAACAGCTGTAGCAAATTTCTGATTTACTTCAATGCCTTCCGTTGGTCCGCGCATTTTATCAAAAACTAGCGTTCCATCGCTCATTTGGCCCATTTTTTCGATAAATTCACTAGAAATATCCTCTGGAATGTAAATTGCATCTTGAAATTCTTTCGATATCGTTTTAAAGCCGCCTATGGTGTATAAAATCGCATCTGAAAATAACTCAAGGTTACCATCGCCTTCCTCGGTAAATCGAAGATTTAGGCCCATTTCTGAAGCCTTTTTTCGAACAGACCTTGCCCAAATTTCGATTTTGTCTGCTAAGGCTTTTTCTTCGGCATTTTTTGAGTTTCTAAGCTGTTTAAGTCTTCCTTCGACTGCTTCTTCAAGAAGTGTGCTTCTATCCGCTCTGCTGGTGAGCGATATATTGCCTTGAATATCATTCGCGCCTCTTGCAGTGACTGCGAATTGTCTTTCTCCATCTTTGGATTCGACTTCTGAGAATCCATTGCTTTCTGGGTCATAACCTAACTCCCTTATTCTACTTTCTGAAAAAACTCTATCCCCATTGTCATCTGCATCGTATTCTATCTTTAATGGGTTTGCTTCATCATCGTTTATTTCTTTTGCTGTTGTTTCTATTGTAATAGCATCTCTTTGCTGTACTTCAGCATCTACATCATCATCTCCTGGATTCATATCCTCATTTGTAGCCATGATGCCATTGACTACGCTCTGTGCTGTAGCTGGTCCATATTCCGCAGTAACATCTACCGCCATCCTTCCACCTTGTATTGGTAGTAAACCAGCGGCTGTTTGCTTTGCAGTTTCCCATGCTTCATCTACCATACTTTGCCAGGTCCTTGTAGGTACACCTTCTAGTACAGCACCTACTTCTGTTGTTAGGAATTCTATACCTAACTGCAATTCTTCTTCCGCTATTTGTGTTGCCCAATCTTTTCCATATTGCTGTACCCATTTTCCTATCAAATCACTAGTAGATTTTGCTATAACATCATTGGCTTTCTTTTGTATAGACTTGGGTATTGCTTTACCTATTTGCGCTTGTTCTACTAAGCCATAAAATAATCCACCAGTATTAGCAAGTAAACTAGCTGTTCTTGGGTCCACATCCCTATCTAACATATTTTTAAGCATATTTCCAGCACCTTGCCTGGAAAAATAATAAGTACTACCTACAGCAAATCCAGTAGCGCCAGAAATAGGAACTGTTACAGCCTCTTCTGGTACTAATGCTAATGGTGATAAATTTCCAACTACTGCCGCGCCAGTCATACCAGCCGCCGCTCCTGGTATACCAGCTTCAAGTCCTTTTGACATAGAACCAGCTAATTGACCAGATGCCCTAGCTACATACTCTAAAAAGTTATCAGCTTCAATTGGGTCATTTTGTGCTATTGCCTCATACTGACCATATGCTTTCTTTAAATCTTCAAAATCTTGGCTCCCAGGTACATTATGAAATGAGTCATAAAAAGCTACATCAAAATCTGCGGCTTTTCTGGACCTCTTAAATGACTTCTTGAATGTACCAATAACACCTAAATCTGGTTTTGTAGATACTGGCTTCTTCTGTTCTTCTTTTTGCGCTTCCATCGCATCAAAGATTCTTTTGTTGTCGAAACCATCTTTGCGAAGTTTGTTTATCTGATTTAGTTCTTTAGGTGTTTTAAACTGGTCCTCTGGCTCAACAGCAAAATTAGGGTCATCGCCTAACTGCAAGATTTGATTGACTATAGATTCCTGATTTGCAGTGTCTTGCTTAGATGTGTCAGGACTAGATTTAAAATACTGACTTCTTAAAAAATCTTCAAACTCTGACATACTACTTACTATTTTCTGGGTTTAGTGATTGTATATATGCATCATACTCTGGCTTAAGATTTGCCTTAATAAACTCTTCTTCAACTAAGTTTAGATTTCTATCGTATTTGTCTAAAGCATCTTGAACTAGCCTTTGTATTGCAAATCTAGATAATGAAACTTTATTTGCTAATTTTCTTTCTAGTTCTACAAGTTCTTCTAATTCTGCTTCTTTCTTTTTATTATCTGAAACAGTTAATTGTTTGGGCCTATCTTTGTAAACCTTTCTTTTCTTTTTTTCGTATTTTGCTTCTATATCTTTTCTTTTTTGTTCTATGCCTTCTTTTTCCAAACGTAATTCTTCTTTCTTCTGCTTGTAAGTAATGAAGTCTAGTTTAATCTTGGATTTTCTTTTTGCTTCAGCATCTTCGTCTTTCTTTACCTTATCTTTTATTTTCTGTTCTGCTTTCTGCGCTTTTTCTACTTCTTTCTTTGCATCCTCTTCAATCTTAAGGTCTAATTTTTGCTTTGCGAGTGTATTTTCTTTATTACGTCTTTGCTGTTCTCCATACCCTTCTTCAAACTCTTTCTTTTGTTTTAGCGCTCTTTTATCTGACAAATCAAGAATCTTTGCCCTGGTTGTTGCATCCATTCTTTTCCATTGTTCAAGGTACATAGCATCTTCCTTGGCGCTATTTTGAGATTGGCCAATGTTAGTTGTTACATTGTCCTGGCTAGGCATTTGTTTTACCTTACCTTTTTGGCTTAATAAACTTTTAAAGTATGATTCGTTTGGCGCTGTCATTTTATCCCTCATCTCCCTCGTTTAACTTATCTCGGTTTTTTGATACCCAATCTAAGAAGGCATCTCTGCTAGATTCGTTTTTGTTAGTACCAAAAAGGAAATCATCTAATTCATTTTGTCTTTTTTGACTACCATAAGCGCTGACTCCAGTGCTTAGTGCATCTCCAAAAGAACCAATGATATTATCTCTACGTTGCATTCTGGCTAAAGCATTATTATAATCAATGTCACTTATTCCCTGGCTAATCTCTGCGGCGCTTTTTAAAGCATTCATTTTAGAATCTTCATTAGCTAATGCTATTTCTTTTGCCATTCTAGCAAGTTCTAAAGTTGTTTTACCACCTTGCTTTAACATCTGTTCTGCTGGAATACCACTACTTTCCATGCCTTGCTGTATAGCTAAGTTTCTTATGTTTTGATTACTTTCTTTTTGAGACTGCTTTATATCTGTAGCAATGTCATTTTTTACATTTTCTCCATACAAACCATCTTTAGCAATTTGCCTTTGTTTGTTTAACAATGCTGTAGTATCACTACTAACTTTTCTCTGTGGTGTTTTTGAAAATAATGACTGCCCAGCTTTTACAAGACTGGGTGCCGCCATCAATAACGCTCTTGTATATGGGTCCATATCTAACTCACTTTCGTACCAGTAAACATGAAGGTATTACCTTCACTATCTTTAAAATAAATTCTTGATTCATCAGCTGTCGGACTATTTGGTCCAATCTGACCTTTTTTAATTGAAGTAAAAACAAACTGATTAGTCTTTATATCGCTTGGCTTTACTTCACCAACAGTGACTCTAGTTTTAGTTTCTTTTTTTCTATTCTGAGTAACTTGCTGTATACCCTTATCAGTTTTTTCATCTGCAAATTTTATTCTAGCCATCTATCTCTATCTCCAATTTTCTTATAACTACATCATTATTATCAGACTGAGTTGTTAACTCAATTGACAACGCTTTTGCCCTGGCTCCTACAGATGGCCTTCTACTTACAATTTTACTTCCACTACTATTAGCTGGGAAGTCAATAGAAAACAATGCTGTGCCACTTAATTCTCCATCTGCATATCCTTTACATGTAACAATGCTACCACTATCATAGTGCAGATTAATTCTTCTTATAATGTTAGATTTGTCATAATCACCACTGATATCAATGATTCCAGTTTGATATATGCCTTGAATAGCCTCTGTGCTATTACTTTTATGCAATTCTCTTATTTCTGTTTTAAATGCCATTATGGACTCGGATTGGTGTTATAAACTCTAAAACCATATAGGCCAAGTTCATCGTCAGTAGCAAAAAAATCAGCGGCTTTAAAATTTGTTAAATCTGTAAATACATACTTGGTCCATACATTCTGTATTAAATCATATGCATATATGTTAGAAGAGGTGTCTCCAAACTTGCATATAAGCCTATCTCTTTTAATGTCATACACTACTTTGCTACTACTTTTATTAGTAATACCTTGATAGATATCCTCAATAGGCTTAGTGATTGGAACAAAAGTAAAATCTGGCCTTATCTGAAACATATTATCATTAGCGCAGAAAAATAGATTATCTTTTGCATTTACAATACTTTCTGGAGCGATACAGCCTACACTTGTATTAACCTCTAACAATGTAAACAATGAAGGGTCACCCGATGATACATCTAATCTAAATACACCCCTAGTCATAAAAACCACCAGGTTATTTAATATCCTATCTAAGCCATTTATAAATCCACCTTGCTGGTCCAAGATTCTAATAAAATTAGTAGAAGGTATAATATCAGGCTGTCCTGGCTCACTATACATTACAAAATCAGGATGATTCTCAGGATTCCCATTTGGGTCTACTTGCACATTACCAACAAAATGTGTATCGCCAATCATTTGACTATATTTATACCTAGTGTCTACAGTTGCATCTGTTCCTAGAAATGGCGCTAAAAAACTATTAGTATACCCAATGTCATAAAAGTGCAATGTAGAATGAGTGCTATCTCTAGTTAAAACATAATCTTTATATAAATCAACAGAATCACTATCAGAGTATGCATCAATATTATCTAACCTTACAGCTTTACCAACTGACTCTAACACAATTCTTTGTCCACCACTAGCATTAACAGCTATGTAACCATTTGCGCCATTTATACCAAATCTATCATCACTAGGCATATCATATATCAATGCTTTGTCATGCCACACAACATTAAATAAATCTGTTCTAGCATTACTTGCTGGAACTTCTCCAGTGAATTGTGGTAGGTTATCTGAACTTCTTTCCCCAAAATAAATTCTATGTATTTTACATTGTCCGTTAAAAACATAATCAGGGTCCGATGAACCAGTTTGTGCTTGTGCAATACCTTTTTGTAATAATGCTAAAAATGCAGAATCATTTAAAGGACCATCACTCGCATCAAATGTCCAAGTATTTCCACTGGAATTAGTACCATCTATAGGTGTACTCCCACCATATATAACTGGACTATTTCCTGGGCTTTGGAATGAATCTAAGACTCCATTTTCGTCAGGCATTAATACATACCAAGACACTCTAAGATTATTATAAGGAATTGTAGTTGTAACATTAGGCATACTTAAAACACCATCACTTGCTGTAAGGCTAGAATAGTTATCTATAAAAGTATTACTAAATACATGCCCATCACCCTCATACACTGTTTTATCTTTAAAAATAATATTATCAGTATCATTAGATGTGTTTATTGGGACCTCGCCAATCTGATAATAATTATCGTCATTACCAGTCTCCCTATAAATCTTTACACTAGTAATTCTAGGGTTAAAAGGATATGATTTATTTGGCGCTGTTCCACTACCTGATTGATTCGGCAGTCTAATAGATATTTTATTGCATTTATTAGCATTGCCCATGGTAACAGTTTTAAATGCAGTATCTAATGGCAGTTCTTGCGCCCCATCAAAGATTGGACTAAGTTTATAATTATATGTATTGTCAGCTAAAGTAAGTCCAGTATTAGCACCTAATGTGACAGCAGTAAGAGATTGAAAATCCATTTCAGCTGTTGTTGGATGTACTGGTGTAGCATTTTGAAAAACATATTCATTTATTGTATCACTACCTTCAAAAAATTTTCTGCTTATATGCTGTAAAATCTTTGCTGGGTTACTTAAATTATCTGTAGAAATTCTAAAGTCTTGCCCATGGTCATTTAAATCAACTCTAGCACTGGATGTAACTGCACTCCCACAATCTTGTGGAGAACTAAAATTACTATTTAATTTTTTTATCTTATTATTAACAGCATCAAAACCAACCCAGATAGCTGGTATCTCAGCATTACTTGTATCTAAGTTAGATGGGGACCAATATTGTAACTGAGTTAAGCGAACACTAGTAAGTTCTGTTGCGCTACCTCTTCCATCATACTTGGTTAATGTACCTGGTGTATCTAATGAGAAGTTTTGATTTTGTCTAGAGTATTCCAGACCAATATCAGTAGGGTCTGCTTTCGTTGCAAGTCCTTGGAATTCCTTAACCTCTATTAACATTATAAAATTCCAACAGCTAACCTATCAGAAACATATCCCATATTGCCAGTATCTTTATTAGCGACAGTACTTCTGGCCTTTTCTCTATTTGCAACATATAAACTATAATGATTTTGATATTGTTTTATGTCACCTAAATCCTGATGTATCATTGCTTTTGCATAGTCTACTAAATGATAATGATAGACATCAGGAATCTGTGGTTTTGTATCAGTATAATCAAATTGTACACCTTTTGTTCTAGCCAACCCACCAATACCTAACACATTCCAACCTTGAACAAACTGACTCCAGTCAGTGCCATAATCATTGGCATACTGGTCTGCTTCGCCACCACTTGCATAAAAATCTTCATTATTATTAGTAAAGCCATTTGTTATGTTTGATATAACAATATGACCTTCTAATGCATCTAAGTATTCTATTCTTTCAACTGTTGCTGTTGTAGTTGTGCTATTACTAGCGCCAATTCTGGATTTTAAAACATCGCCAACTCTAAAGTATTCTGATGCAACAGTATCAAATCTGAATCTTTTAAGGCCAGATAAACTTCTAAGACTTTTAGGTACACCAACATATGTTATTGTAAGTACCCCACTCTTTTGTGGTCTAGGTATTAGATACATTCTGTTATCTTCTATAAAATACTCATAGGGTGTACCAATCCTAGCTATGTTAGTATCTAAACTCTTTGTGTAATCAAGACTATTACTACTAGCCTTTTTTAAACAATGACTTCTAAAGATAGGCTCATCGGCCAATTCTACAAAATCATCTGGTAGCGTTATATGACTTTTCTCTTTGTAATAATAAACATTAATTTTTTTGACAAAGCATCTTGTAAACAATGCAAAGTCTTCCTGAGCCTCATCTAGATATAATCCAGCACGAGTATCTATTTGACCAATGCGACCCTCAAAAGGTACTAAGGTCCTTGCGATTAAGTTATCCCATGTCATGAACCTACCCCCACTGGTTTTTCAATTGTATATCTTTCATTAAGCATTTTTATCTGTTCCATTGCGGAAGTCTTAGCTAATTGTGACCTATCTGTCTTATTGTCCATCCTCCACAACTCTGCTTCTGCTAAATCAACCATTATGTCATGTAGTGCAACATTTAATACTGGTTCTTGTGAACCACTTATAGAAGCTGGTGATTTTAGATAATACAAAAATGCATTTGTAAAACCACCTACTTGTGCATTTGGCCTAATGGTTACATTATTACCAAATACCCAATACACTGGGTTTCCAGAATCAGCACTTAAATATTTATTCTCTAATTTCTTTACATCTGAAAAAGGTATTCTAATCGCATAAGTTGTCCCAAGCTGTACTGCACGAATACTATTTCGTATTGGGACCTGACTAGATTTATTAGTTGCATCACTTCCATCTAACGTAATTAAACCACCAGTACCACTTATAGAAACAGAATCCTTAAACTCTAATTCTGTTAGATATGCTTCATGTAAAAAATTAGCTAACATTACTTGCGCTGTATTTAATGCGCTATCTTTTGTGGAAGCTGTAAAATTATTTTCGCCAGTATCTTCTAAACGAAGACCTAGCTTTGAATGCATTTGTGTTCTTGTCATTTTTATTCAAGAGTTCCCTGGCCCATAAGGACCAGGGATTAACTCTATCTCTTTATTTAACTATTAAGATTCGATAGAACC